GCCAGTGGGCCTATACCTATATCAGAAGAGGTAACTTCTTCTGTACCTAGATTTGTACCTGAGAATTTAGTAAGTTTAGCTGCATCTGTATCAGAAGAGGTTATTGTAGCTATTAGTAAAGATCAACCACGCAGAATATATTTATACAAATTCTTTTTTGACAATGACCAAAAATTACAATCATCTTGGTCGTATTGGGAAGTAGCTGCAAACAAAACTGTATTATCTGGAAACGTATTAGATAGTGATTTATATACAATCGTTGAATACGCTGATGGAGTTTATTTAGAAAAAACACAATTAAGACCTGAGACTGTAGATAGCGGTACAGAGTTTGAAGTATTACTTGATAGAAAAACTACAGAAGCAGCTTGCTCTACCTCTCTTATAAACTCAGGTGCATTAGGTGTACAAACAGTAATTACATTGCCATACCCTATGGCTAGTACAGGAACAATGGCTGTAGTAGGTAGGTTTGATGCAAACAATACTATTGCGCATGGACAAGTTATAAAAGCTACAGCAGAAACTCTTACAGGTGGAACTGGTGGGAATGGAACTATGACTGTTCCTGGAGATTTAAGTAGTGCAAAGTTTTTTGTAGGAGAAATATATAATATGACCTATGAATTTTCTACGCCTTATCTAAAAGAAACTCCTCCTGGAGGTGGACTTGCAGTTGCAGCAGGGCCAAGATTGCAATTACGAACTTGGACTATAGTTTTTGATGAAACTTCTAATTTCACTGTAAAAGTAACACCATCGCAAAGAGATGAACTATCATATCCTTTTAATGGCTATGTTATTGGTAGTGGTCAATTTCCAATAGGTTCGCCATCTTTAGCTACAGGTAAATTTAGAGTGCCTGTTATGGCGCAAAATACAGAATCTAAAATTATTTTATTTAGTGATTCTCCACTACCCTGTAGAGTACAATCAGCAGAATGGGAAGGATGGTACCAAACAAGAGCGAGAAGGTTGTAAAAGCATATCATCGACCAGCCAAAATAGATGATGTGTCTTTTGTTGCTGCAAACATGAGGCAGGAAGATAGAGATGAATGTTTTGCATTAAGCGGCACAAACGCAGTGCAGTCATTGTTTTCATCATATTTTATTAGCAATCCTTGTATGACTATAGTTAGCAGACATGGTCAGCCTATGGGTATGTGGGGTGTTAGCAGAATATGCAAAACATCAGGAAGAGTATGGATGCTAGGTTGTAAAAATATGTTGGATGATAGTAGAGACAAATATGAATTTTTACGGCAATCTAGGATAGAATTAAAAAAATTACACCAACAGTTTCCTGTTTTATTTAATTACATAGATGCACGAAACACAGTTCATCTAAGGTGGTTAAAGTTTATGGGATTTTCCATAATAAAAAAACATGAAAAATTTGGGTATGAAAATTTACCATTTTATGAATTTGCAAAAATTTAAGCATGTGTAATCCTCTCGCCATTGGTATAGTTACTGGCCTTATGTCAGTCGGTCAAGCTATAGCAGCTAATGCTGCACAAAATAGAGCGATAGAAGCAGCAAATTTAAGCGATCAATTTCAATATGAATTTAATGTACTTTCTGCGCAGAACCAAAGACAGAGAGAAGAAAATATGGAGACAATGAGAAATAATGAAATGATGCAAAATGAAGAATTAGCTAGATTAGCAGAAGCAAATAAATTAAATACTGTTAACTTGCAGTTAAGACAAATGCAAGAAAAAGTTGCCCAGGAGAAAAGAGAAGCAAGTTTAGAAGCTAAAAGACAACAAGGTGCAATATTAGCAACAGGAAGATTTGGAGCTAATGTTGCAAATTTATTAGCAGATGTCAACAGACAGTTAGGCCAGTATGATTACTACAGCGATAGAAATGTAGCGTTTGCCACTAGCGACAAACAGCAAGAAAAGGTTGGTTACATAACAGAACGTGCAAACAGAATTGCCAGCATATCGCCTTATCTTAAAAATATCATACTTGATCCTATGAAACCTGTGCCTAGACCTAAAGTAAGCCTAAGTCCATTTTCTATAGGTGCTGGCATTATGAGTGGTGTAAATGCTGGTGTTAACTACAACATTATGCAAAATCAGTAATGGCAATTTCTTTAGGCAAATCATCTGGCGATAGCAGCCGTAAGACATCAAAAAGGTTGCTAAGTCAATATGGAGTAGATTCAACCATCACTACTAAAAGTATTGTAGCTCCAAGAATTAAACCTTCTGCATCTATTGTAGATACTTATGGGCAAGTAGAAAGAATGAATGTTCCTAGCGTGCAGTTAGGAAAGTTTGCAGATATGAGTGTTGGTTTTGATAACTCAAGGGATTTACAGAATTTAGCTAACTCACTTGGTCAATTTAACTCACAACTACAACAACTAAGTGGTACGCTTGCAAAAAGAGAAAAACAGATTGATACAAAAGCAAAAGACTATAGCAAAAGCCTTGCACTACAAAACTTTGGCAGCAAAAAATCACCCGTAGAAATACTGCAGGAAACAAGACAAGATTTAGTTAAAATTATAGACAGTGATGATACAACCTTAGAAGAAAAGAAAGCAGCTATAACGAATTTAGATTATATAGATTCTAGAAATAACATAATAATACCTCATTTACAGTCGCAAAATAGAATAATAAATATACAAGCAAACGCTGCAACGCTATCTAGTAAAGCTGAAGGCGCAATGGTTATAAAAAATGGCATAGAAGTGCCGTTAAGTTCGTTAAGACCTGATGATCCTACATATTTAAAATGGAGACAAGATAATGTATATGGAGATGGTAGCGGTGGAATAATACCTTTAACGGAAAGAGAAGGGAAAGAAGTGTCACCTACTGTTTTATCTGCCTATGCAAACGATATAAACAGGCAAGAAAAAGCAGTTATAGCGTATAACAAAGATGTATATGAAAAGGAATCTTTAGTTCATGTTGACGCACTAGCAGGGATGCACATTGAAGGTAGCAACCCAGACGATGTAGTCAGGCAGTTAAACGCAATTTTAGACGACTCAAGATTTATGCAATTATATAGAACAAAAGAAGATAGAGATAAATTTATCCAAAGCATATTAACACAATGGAATCAAAAGTTATTAATGCACGGCTTGCAGAATAATAAATTTTTAGAGGCAGAAGAAGCGTTTAAACCCTGGGAACAGTTAATGACAGGTAAGAAAGAAGATAGGTTAGTATTCGATAAAGAAACTAATACAGAAGTTATTAATGAAAATTTAAGGTGGTATAAAGGTCAAGAGCCTGGATGGTTAATTAATACACAGACTGCATATACAAAAGCATTAGGAGAGTTTAAAAAGCTAAACAAAACTACCCAAGAACAAAAAGGAACAGTAAAAATAACCGAAAGGTTTACGGAAGAAATATTACCTTTGTATAAAAAAATTGATGAATTAGCAGGAACAGATGGTTTTGATAACCCAGAGGTAGGGTTGCAACTGCAAAAAGCAAATGAACAATATGAACAGCTAAAGTCTGAGATTATTGCAACAGTACCATTAGAGCATCAAGCAACAGTTCTAAAGTATGCAAACACTTTACAAAAAACTAATGACGCATTATTTTTTGGCGCAGAAAGAACACAACTTAAAAATGATTTAAGAAAAGAATATAGACAGGTATTTCAAAATCCTAGATTATCAATAGGTTTTAGGCAAAAAGTTACACGTTTAACTAATAGTGGAGCTATACCAGAAACATTTGGTATGGATCTTATAAACAAAACAAACAGCATTGCTGAAGGAATAGCTACGCCTTCGCAAAATTTTGCTAATAAATTAATTAAAGAAAGATTAGATAAATGGAACGGAGAGAATGGATTTTATAGACTTGCTGCATCTGGATCTACAGAATACACTTTAGAAGAGCTAGGTGTTGTTAATAATGCAGAATTAAAAATGATAAACGATACTGATGAAATAATACAAAATGGTCTTAAAGCAAATAAAACAGACGGACAGATACAAGAGGATTTACTTAAATACTTTAAAGATTTAAAAGACGATAAAGATTTAGGATTAATGAAAACAGTTATGGCTGACGACACAGTAGGAATATCTTTTAATTCAGTAGAAGATTTTAAAAATCAATACTTAGGTAGAAACTATAAAAGTGGTATAAGCAATAAAGAGGCAGGAAGATTAAAGGCGATGTATAACAGTAACCAGCCTATGTTTAGTAAAAAGGTGCTAGTAGAATTATTTGATGATTACAACAGCACAGGCAAAGTAGATCCTGATATAAGAAAATTAATTAATAAATTAGGCATAGATGCTGGTATAGACGCAGAAACATTTTTTAAGAATCAACTCACAAAAGCTGGACTTACAGATGTACAAGTAAAAGACAAAAAGAAACTAAACGAGGATTATTCAATGTCTGACAAAAAACCTAGAGAATTATCAATGCTAGAAAAACTTATGTTTGGTATTGCCTTTGTACCTACATCTTTATTCTTTAGTAGCGCAGCTAATGCAGGAGAACTAAGAAGCGCAGATCCTTATAACTATCAACCAGCAGAAGGAACACAGACAATATCAGATATGTTAAAGATAAGTTTAACTTCTGATTTTACGGAAGATGAAGCAGTAATTATGGCAGCTATAGGAATGGCAGAATCTAGTGGTAGACCTCTTGCACATAACACAGAAGGAGATGATAACAGCTATGGATTATTCCAAATAAATATGTTGGATCGACCTGGATTTATGATGGGAGAGGAGCGCAGAGGTCAATTTGGGTTAGACTCAAATGAGCAACTGTTTGATCCATTAGTTAATGGCAAAGCTGCTAAGTTTATCTATGATATGCAAGGCTTTGAAGCATGGACAGTTTACAGAACAGGTGCTTACCTAAAGTATCTGCCAGCAGCACAAGAGGCTCTTAATTCACTTTCTAACTAATCATGCCAATAGAGATTTATAAAGACGAAGAAGGTAACGAAAAGCAGCGTTACGTTCTTCCAGAAAGCGTTAGCGTGAAAGAGGAGACACAGGTTGAAGGACAGCAGCCTACAAATGTTAAACCTGACGATGATAGTGATTTAGGGGATGCAATAGGAAGAACACTTGCTCAAGGTGGCCGTGACTTTGTGCAAAATATTTATGATTCTATTTATGACGAGATAGCTACATATAACCCTACTGACGCATTAACAAACGTAATGTCAGGTGGAAAATTATACGAAAGTATTACAGGTAGAGATTTTCTTACAAACCGACCTAAAAAAGATGAGCCAGGAGTGATAGGTAAAGCATTAAATATGCAACCTACTACTTTCGATAAACCAGACGCACCTTTACCTTTTTATGGCAAACCATTGCCAGAGTTTGCGCAGACAGGAACAGAAAGGTTTTTAGGTCAGATGATTTCATCTATCTCGCAATTTATGCTTATTGCAAAAGGCTTAAAAGCTAGAGGTGTAAAAGTACCACAAGTGCCTATAGGTGGCAAACTATCTAAGTCGTTACTAAAAACTCCTAAAGGAAAAACATTAACAGAAGTAGCAACAGGTGTCGGAAAAAGAGGAGTAGGAAGATTTATTAGAGGTGCGCAGGAAGGATGGTTGCCTGGTGCAATAAATGACGTATTTCTAGAAGATCCCTGGGATGGTAATGCTGCAACATTGTTAACTGCAATGATGCCTGATGGAGATATAAAAAGATTAATTAATCAATTCCAAGTTGACGAAGATGATACACGCTCAGAGGCGATGCTTAAGAATGGAATTATAGGTACGTTTCTAGCTGGTCCATTGTTAGGTGGCGGTATAGAACAATTTGGTGGTGTTAAAAGAGAAGGATTAATATTGCTTGATGCTTTTGCAGATTATCTTACCAGCGGAAGTAAAGTTGCTAAAAAGTTAGACATCGAGAGAGGTGTAAAAAATCCAATAAAACCACCAACAGAAAATGAATTAAAAGATTTAAACATAGTAAAACTTACAGGTAGAGAAAAGAAAACAGCAGCTGAACAAGCAGTAGATTTAATTAAAGAACAAGACAAAATACAACAAAGAAAAGATTTTCCAGGAACAGAAGGAACGCAACTTAGGACAGATGACATACCAGAAGATCAGTTTGGTACTGGCGCAGCAATAAGAGAATTTGAACAAAACGAGAAAAAATTAAAAACTGTACTAGCAAGAACAAAGATTTTAGCAGAAGCACAAAGAGGTACTAATACGACAAAGAATGTAGATATACAGCCTCCAACTATGGAGAATATGCAAGTTATAGATACATTAAGTATTCGCCAAGATCCAGTAAGATTTCAATACAAAGATATAGGTAGCAGAACAAAGACAGGAACTACTGGCTCACTAGCAGAGGTAGCTACATATAATCCTGACTTAGCTGGTGTAATTAGTGTATGGAAAGATCCTGTTGACGGAGAAATTTACGTTGTTAATGGACATAACAGATTAAATGCAGCTATAAAAAACCAGTATCCAACTATGAATGTTAGGTTTTTAGAAGCTCCAGATGCAGCAACTGCAAGAGTAAAAGGTGCTATGCAGAATATTGCAGAAGGAAATGGCACAGGTATTGATGCAGCAAAAATAATTAGAGAAACAAAAATGGGTGCAGCAGAGATGATAGAGCAAGGTATTAGCCCTAGTGGTGCAGTTATGAGAAAAGCTATACCTTTATCCAAATTACCAGAGCCGATATTTGTAGAAGTTGCAACAAAAAGAATGACGGAAGATATGGGTGCTGCTATTGGAAGTAGCAACTCTCCCGATCAAGTCATGTTTGACCTTGCAAAAGCTGCAAAGAAAAAAAATTGGAGTGCTAGTAAAACAGCAGAAGCTGCAAGTATTGCGCAGTTTGCAAAAGTTAGTGAAGGTGTAGACCCTAACGCATTGCCTTTGCCTGGCTTTGATAGGCTTGTTACTTCTAATTTTGAAAACATATTAAATATACGAATAGCTATTAGGTCGCAACTTAAGTCAGAGATTAACGCATTAGGAGTAGCTGCTAATACTAAGAAAGCTGGAACACTAGAAAGCGTAGGTAATGTTATAGATGTTGATGCAAGTAAAGCTGCGAGAGATCAATCAATACAGGGAGAAAGAATATTTAATAGACTTGCAAATTTAAGTGGACCACTAAATGATGTTATTAATGAATTAGCTAAACAAGTAAAAGGTAACACCAGGGCAGCTACTGTCGTACAAGCAAATATTAAAAAGATTAAGAACGCAATGGCGCAGGAAAACGTGCAGCCTAAAGGTCGAATTATAAATGAAGATCAAATAGCAAAGAAAACTTTTGTTGAAAAAGATGGAACAGTAAAAATAAGAGGCACATTTGTTGATGAACGTGGTTATGTACAAACACCAAAACCAGAGGACACAATAGTTAAAAATAACCCAACAGAAATAAACAAAAAACCTGATTTAAAAAATGTAGAAATAACTGTAGAACCTACAAGAGTAGGAACTGTGAACACACCTGTAGAACCAGTATTACCTAAAGACTTAAAGAGAAAAGATATTAACTATAGAGGTATGCGTGTATCTTTTTCTACTGATATTGACTACGCTGCATACGTTGTAACTAAAAAAAGAAACGGAATTGTACGAGTAGAAACCACAGGTGGTAGTAAGAGAAATGCTGATTATTTAAACTTTTTAATGAACGATGTTGGTTTTACAGAGCAAGATATTGTAAGAATAAAATCTAGAATACTAGAACAACTTTCTAGTGAATATATACAAGGAGGAACAAAACGTTATACAGGAAAAGGTGTTTATTATTATTTAGGACTAAAACCTGGACAACTAAGTTTAGATCCACTTAACGGAATAAACCCAATACATAAGAGGTCTTATGGAACGCTAGGTAACGACTATACAGGCATGAATATGCTGAACTATAGAGAGAAGTTCGAGTTGTTAGAAGAGATACAAAGGATGGCTGGTAAGGATGTAAACGTACAATTTGTAGCGGAACTAGAAGGTACTCTTACAGCTAAACAAGCAGCTGACTATGGATTGAAAGAAGGCGATAGTTACAGCGCAGCTGGAGAATATATTTCAGCTAAAGATCCAGCAGATGATTTAATAATGATTTCTATGTTTAGTAAAGGTGGATATAGAGGGTTCAGCAAGCTACTAAGAACTGCTTTCCACGAATCATTCCATAGAATACAAAAACGATTATTAAGCAAAGCAGATCAAAAAGCTCTTATAGCAGGAGAGAAAGAGATAAGAGAGTTAGCTGCTAAGACTATGCCAGAGTTCAGAGACAGCATCTTGGATGGCACATTGGGTAGGCAAGAGATAGAGGCTATAGCATTTAGTGATTGGTATATGCGCAATACTGACTATCCAAAGGCAACCTGGGCAGAGCCATTTAAAAAGATTGCGCAGATTATTGAGCGTACAGGTAACTTCTTAAAAGGTAGAGGCTATCAAACTTGGGATGACGTGTTCGAAAGATCAATGCGTGGAGAAACAGCAGAGCAAGCTCTAGCTGACAATGTATCTGCACCAGCAACACAATTAGCTATTGACCCTCCAGATGCAGAATCATTTTCTAAGGCATTTAACGAAAACTTAGAAGCAATAAATAGTGGAGATATGTCTATCGAAGATGCGTTAAGCAACGAGGCAAGAAGATTAGTTAGTCGTAGTGGTAAAACACAGTATGTAAGTTCGCCTACAGAAGCAACACTTGCAGCTAATAAAACTATAAACGATGTTCTTTACGAGCATATTTTTAATAGAGCAGAAGCAACAGGCATACCAGAACTTAACCAGGCTGTTGTATTTAGAGGAGCTATAGATTTCTTAAAAGAACATGGAGGAGATGCAGATACATTATTACCTGTAGTAGAACGTGCATTAAAAGGCGACATAAAATCTCAAGAAGATTTAATAGCTATAAGAGCAATGCAAATACAAAGAGATAGAGTGCTTAAAAAACTAGGGGTACAGGCGCAAACATACTTAAATGCAACTGGCGCAGAAAAAGCAACAGAGCTACAAGCACTAAAAGCAATGCTAGGAGATCAAATAAAATTAGATATTGCATACATGAGTCCACTTAGAAAGTCTGGTCAAACCTTAAATATTGGAAAAAGTATGTTTAGAGATGATATAGATTTAATGGATTTACCTAGCGAAATAACTTTAAGAAAAGGCACATCAACTCTTAAAGCATCGCAAACACTTGCAGATGGTTTTGACATAACACAAGAAACTGGTGCTATGGGTCAAGCTGCTTACTTTACTACTGACGAAAGCAGCATTAGATTGCAAGATGGCTTTGAAAATGCAGAAATATATGGCGATTTAATTAACGACATAAAGATATTAGATCTATCTGCAATGAATAAAAGAATAACTGACTTAATTGTTGACTTAGGGTTAGGTAATCCAAAGAAAACAAAGAACGGATTAGAACTTACACCAGATCAAATAAATGGAATAAAAACATTTTTAGCAGAAAGAGGTTACGCAGGAATAAGATACGAACCTAGAGATACTGGTCGCCCTAATCCACCAGCAGATGAAATAGCTATCTTTGATAACAACTCTGCAAACAGAATTGTAGGATCAGATGCAAGTGTACCTCCAACAGCTACTCCTGACGCACCTAAAAGAACATTGTTAGAGCAAGCTATTAGTAAATCAAAAGATGTATTTGACGAAAAGTTAGATCCAGATTTATTAGAAGCAATAGATAACGGCAAGTTAACTCCAGAAGCAGAACAAGCTGGCGATGTTATGGTTGCTATTGCAAATTATGCGCAACAAAACAAAGGATTTAATAAACATTTTGCTGACTTATTAGAGCAAACACCTGATAAATCATTAACTGGTCAAAGGTTACTTAACTACTATCGAGGAGCAATATTGCTATCAGGAGAGACTACATGGAAAATGATGATAGGTGGTTTATACAGAGCAGCTACATTGCCTGTAATACAAAGTATGGGTGGGTTTACACAAGGTTTTGCTCAATCATTAAAAGGCAATAAAGGAGCAGCATATAAGAGTTTTAGAAGAGCAAGATTAAGTGCAATGCTTTATGGAAAGTATTACCAAAACTTAGGCAATGCTTTGCGTTTAATGAGAGCAACTATCTTAGAAAACGAAACATTTGGAAACTTAGGCGTAGATCAAATGCAGCTAAGAACAGCAAGCAAGTATAACCCTACAGAGCAAATGAATTTAGGTAGCTCGCCAATAGAAATAAATAAAAAGAATGATATATGGTACACAGATCCAAATAATAAAAATTGGATTGCTAATACACTTATAAGAGTTGCATCTGTTGTTCCTAAGACAACAGGTAGATTAGCTGGTTCTGTTGATACTCTTATGAGTACACTTGTTGGACCAAGCCAGGAATGGGTTAGATATGTAGACCAGGAGTTATATAAAGCAGAGACAGTACTAGGTATGCGCCCTGGTTCTGATGAAGCATGGGAGTATGCAAGCAACAAAGCGACTGAATTAGTAAAAGCTGAAATGGTTGACGTTACCCTGGCTAACGGCAAAACAATACAAAACGCTGCACTTACTGGCGATAAAGCAAAGTATGTTATGGATTGGGTTAACTTTACTGACTCATTAGAAGTTGTACCAGCGCAAAGAACATACGAATATGGAGTTAGACAAGCAAGAGAAAGTGGTCTAACTGATCCTACTGACATACATAATCACGCAAAGAGATATGTTGATAACGACTCTAATATTTTTAAAAATAATAAAGTTGCAGGAACTGCACAGTTTTTAGGTGGCATACCTAAAGCTATGGGCAACCTTGTAGAGAATAACGCATGGTTTGGTCTTATATATCCACTACCTAGAGGACCAGTAAATATTGTTAAAGCCAGCATGAGATCGCTAGGTGTAACAGCACCATTAGTAGATACATTCTGGAGAGATATAACATCTGAAGATGTATTCGCTAGAGATAGAGCAATAGGCGAAATATCATTTGGTATTACTACTTTAATGTCAGGTATAGCTTTACTTAATACAGGTCTAGTAGAGTTTACAGGCTTTAGATCGCCCAATTATAGGCGCAGAGAAATAGGTGCTGAAGGCATAGAAAGAGGTAGAGAACCTATGAGTATTAGATTTAAGAATCCTTTTTCTGACAGCGAAGAATGGTCAGACTATTATTCATTACAAACTCTTGATACTTTATCTAATATTTTTGGTGCAATAGGAGAGTATGTAGAGTTTGGAAATAGTGTGTCAGAAGAAGAACAAGCAGAAGCATTATCAACGCAAGTATTAGCTATAGCTCATGTAGCAAGATCATTAGGTGCTGGTCAATTTACAAAATCTATACTATCTAGTATTACAGAATTATTTGACGTAGTAGCTGGCTTCGACCAGGACTCACAAAGAAAAGCTAAAAAAGGAACAACAGATAGCTTTAGCAGATATATAGAAAGAAGATTGTCAGGTTTTATGCCAGCTTTTGTGAGAAAAATGAATACAGGCGCACCAAGAAGAGACATTGTTGCAAGCGAATTGCCTTATCCATTTAACATGGTTGATAACTCATTTCAAAGAATGAGACAGCAAATACCAGGTTCACTTGGAGGTGTTGGACTTACTGAAGGCTTACCTCCTATCTTGCATAGTTATTCTGGAGAACCAATAAACGAAAGGCATTATGCTGGTACAAATTTAATACCAGAAGATATGCCCTGGATGCGATATTTATATAACTTGATAACACCTACAGCTGCGTTTCCTAGTCGCACAAAGTCAACACATCCTGTAGATGTAGAGCTAAGTAAACTCTATGGTAAAGGTGCTAACTATATGCCCTGGCATAACAATATATTTAATATCCCAGGACAAGTTTTAAATACAGATGAACTTAATAGATTAAAAATTATTGGTACACAAGAAATAAAAAATGCAGCAGGAAATACTCTATGGGACGAGCTAACAGATTTAGTGACAATAGATTCAACTTATGCTGGTTTGCCTTATAGTGTAAGTAGTGAAGTTGAGTCCGCAAGGATGACAATGATTAAAGAAAAAGTTAAATATTTTAGAGATGCTGCAATGAAACAGTTTTTAGAAGAAAGGCCAGATATTAAACAATTATTAGACGAAAGAGATCAAAAGATTGTAGACAAGAACTTTATAAGGGATAATCTAAATAAGATACGAGAAAGATCAAGTCGTATTGAAACCAAGAAATTCTTAGATCAATTTAACTAATGGCTTTCGCACAACGCATAATAACTAGCAACTCAGCTGGAGATCAGGAGTTTACTTTTACCTTTGACTACATTAAGGAGGAACATATTAAAGTATTTGTTAATTTTGCAGAGATTAATCAAGGGACAGGAAGTAATGAATTTCAAGTAATTACTAATACAACGCCAAAAAAAATAAGTTTGAATACAGGATTAGCGGCTGATAATACCAGGGTAGAGATAAAAAGAATATCATCATTGAATACACCATTGGTGGATTTTACTGATGGATCAACTCTTACTGCTTCTGACCTAGATACAGCAGAAAAGCAAAGTTTGTTTATAGACCAGGAGCTAGATGATTCTCTTAAGCAAGGCTTATCAATAGATCCTACAACAGGTTTGCCAACATTAAATAATCAAAAGTTAACTAATGTTGCAGATCCAACTAATGCTCAAGACGTAGTAACAAAAAATTATCTAGAAAGAACTGGCAGTATTACATCAACGCAGATAGCAGACGGAACTATTGTTGATGCTGACATTAATGCGTCAGCCGCTATAGCTGGATCAAAATTGCAAGCAGCCAGCGGTTCTAATGCTGGATCTATGTCTGCTGCAAATTTCACAAAACTTGCAAACATTGAAACGGCAGCCACCGCAGATCAGACCGCAGCCGAAATAAGATCACTTGTTGAAAGTGCTAGCGATAGCAACGTATTTACAGACGCAGATCACAATAAATTAGACAATATAGAGGCCAACGCCACCGCAGATCAGACTAATGCAGAAATTAGGGCAGCAGTAGAAGCTGCTTCCGACAGTAATGTATTTACTGATGCAGACCATACAAAATTAAATGGTATATCTGCTGGTGCTGATGTTACTTCAACTAACTCTATAAATGCTTTAACAGACGTAAACACCTCTGGTGTAGCTGATGGTAAGATTCTCAAGTATCAAGCATCAAGCAGTAGCTTTGTTATTGCTGATGACACAGGAGGTGGAGGAGGGTCAAGTGCGTTTACAGGATTATCAGATACTCCTTTAAACTTTACTGGTGCTGCTAATAAACTATTAATAGTAAACAGCAATTCTAACGCAATTGAATTTGTTAATACATTAGCTGGTGATATTACATTTGCCGATGATATAAAAGTTAAATTTGGTGCTGGAAATGATTTAGAAATATATCACAACAGTTCCGATGAGTTTTCATACATAAGAGAAACAAATGCTACGGGTAGTCTTAGAATACAAGGTGAACAATTAATTTTTGAAGATCTTGCAGGTGATAATTATATTTATTGTCTACATGATGCAGAAGTAAGACTTTATTATGATAATGCTGCAAAACTTTATACAACCTCATACGGCATAGAAGTTAGAGGTGACGGCAATACTGGTGATGGAACATTACAGCTTAACTGTTCACAAAATAGTCATGGTATAAAATTAAAATCACCACCTCATAGTGCCGCACAAAGCTATACACTTACATTTCCTAGTAGCATTTTAGCCAATGGATTTTTAAAGACAGATGCAAACGGAAATTTGAGTTTCGCAGCAGTAGATACTGATTTAGTTAATGACACTTCACCTCAACTCGGAGGGAACTTAGATATGCAATCTAACAATATAACTGGTACTGGTACTATTACAGCAAATAGTGTTGCATCTAATGCAAATGGTATGAGAAAAATTACAACCTCAACATCAGACCCTACAAGTAGCGATGGTGCTGATGGCGATGTTTGGTTTACTTACGCATCTTAAGTTATGGCTATTCGTACAAAAGTTAGTGGCACCTGGAAAGACGTTTATAAAATATTTACGAAAGTTAATGGTGCCTGGAAAGAAGTTACTGAGCTAAATACAAAGGTTTCTTCCGCTTGGAAAACAGTTGGAATAAATTTAATATCTACTAATCGTGTCTTACTGCTTGATGCAAATACTTATTCGGGCAGTGGCAACTGGCAAGATAC